TGATCCTGGTGTCGTTTCAACAGCGAACTTTACATTCTTAACGTTAAATGCTAGATGTGTAGGTTTTGGCATGTTATTTCTCCTTTATTTGAGTTTTTGTCTGAGACCGTTTAGGATCTCTCTTTGAACGTTACCCTGTATACGATTCCAGGTCTCTCTAATAAATGGCCGAGGCCCTCTTTTACTGAACTCGATGATGTTCGTGAGTGGACCGTTGTATACGTATTTTTCGTTCGGGTATTTCTTTACTTTCCATCCGGCTTTAAATCTACCGGTATTGACATTTTGTGTAGCCCCCTGCATAGTCTGCCTTACATTGTTTGCTGCAGACTCAAGGACTTTATTTGTTTCCACGAATGCTTTTTCTTTATACTTATCAAGGATTTTGTGAAAGTCAGCCTCGAAGTTTTGGTTAGACTTCATCATCTGTTACCTCTGCTTTTGTTTCAAAGGTGAACACGTACATTTGATTTCCTGCATCGTAATCAAACCCTACAAACTCAAATCCCCATCGCGCTGCAGTGAGTGCGTTTTCGATTGTAGCTGCTTCTGTAGTGAGTGATCTATTACGACTGAACAGTTCCAGTTGTATAGTTACTGCTCTTGTTATCACTTTACCGTCGCCGTAGTTTGTTGGATCTACAGCAGTAGGTGTATAAGTGAGGTACTGTTCTTTTTCTGATCCTGCTTTTGATGTAACTTGTGAGGGCCAGAATATAAGACCTGTTTCACTTGTGAGTTGTTGCGATGACAGTCCTAGTCCGCTTATTAATCCTGCACCAGAGAGTATTGTTTCTAGCTCATCTGTAACTGCATTTAAAGCTTCTATTACTTTCATTCTGTCCACCTCACATCTACATACGATTTCGAGTTGACCTCGTATGCTTGGAATTTTGTTTCTGGGTTCATGAAGTCGTAGTCATCGACTGCGCTTATCTGATAGGTCTTACCTTTGAACTCTACGAACATGTCAACCTCAAGCTTTCGCTTGTTGATTACGAACTCGACATATCTGCTGTCTTGTATCGCGTTTAAGGCTGCAGTTTCGCTTGACGTGAGTTGTCTTGCGTATGCACTGAGTTTAGTCCCTTGTGCGTGGATATACTGCTTGATAGGGTCTGGTTTTTGGTCTATCTCATAAAAGATTAAGACCTTGTGGTTCTTGTGGTACTTTGGTCCCGGCATTATGATCCATCCTCTAGAGCTTTTCTCGCTGCTATGGTTTGAAGATCAACGATGAGACTGTTGATACCTAGATTGTAGTCGTGCTCTTTGTTATATCCATTCCCTTGAAAGTATTGGTCCCGCAAGTATAAGATGGCGCATTGTTTTGCTAGTGGTTCTATGGTTGCTTCTGCGCTGAAGTCGTAGCCTGTTTTCTCTTTTATAAAAGAGGAGGCTAGACTGGACATTCTTGTTATCTCTTCTGCATCGTGGTCATCGTCCAGATACAACGCCTTTTTAACTTCGGCATCAGTTAGAATTGTTCCCATGTTTAGCCTCCTTTAGCTAGATTTATGCTGCTTTCTTAACTCTTAAGAAGCCATTAAATGATGTTACATTTCCACCGAAGAAGCCGCTTGCTTTGTATGCAATTTGACCTTGTGCGAATTTGTAGTCATAAGACTTCATAAGTTCGATCGGACTGAAGCTTACAAGTTTGTAGCTTGGTAAGGTTCCATACGCCATAACATAGTCACCTGCAGTTGCTGATGCGAGTGGAGTGATTGCACTATTGATGATGTATGGGATCCCGTCGATAGTTTTGTTTCTTGTGTCGACGTTGTATACTTTCTTCTTATCTTGAGTTCCGCGTACTTTTGCAAATTCGCGAAGATCAGCTTTAGAAAGAATTAAGACTCCATTTGATAGGTCTTCATTTCCACCAAATGCAAAGATCAAGTCATCGAGTGTGTTTTCATCGATTGCTGAGATTTCGACATCTTTTGCTGCTTCGATTGCTGTTGCGTGAGTTGCATCAAAGATACCCACTAGATGTCCAGTTGCACCGTCACCTTTTAGGATTTCAATTGCAAGCTTACGTTTAAGTGCGATTTGGATGTTTCTCTTGATCTCAGCCAAGTAAAATGACGGAGCCAGTTTTTCGAATTCTTCACTGATCTCAGTGTAAGCTGTGATTTTTGCCTTGTTGATTTCTGCGTAGTCCCATGTAGGTTCTGTGTTGTTATAGTTAACACCCTCTGCAGTGTAGCCCGCAGTCGCATAACCTTTCATGTACGCTTGTTTGAATGACTCACCACCGTTTAGAGCAGTGATTCCGATTTGATCTACTAAGCTTGAAATGACATTGAATGTTGGCTTGATGTCACTTGCTTGATGGTCGATTGATAACAAATCAACACCATCGATTGAGATTGCGCGTCCTTGCATCAAGTCACGAGCACGTTTTTGTACTTCTTCGTCGGTTTCCGTAGTTCTTTCTTCCGGGTTACCAGCTGCAAATCCTTTGCGTACTTCTGCACGCAGTGTTGCTTCTGCTTTGTTTCTTTCAGCGATTAATTCTTTGACTTCTTTGTCGATCGCTGCGATTCTTTCCATATCTGCAGTATCTAGTTCAGTTTCTAAACCTGAGATACGATTGTTCAATTCTAAGATTTTGTCTCTTAAGTTCATGTTATTTCTCCTCCTGGGATTTTGTTTTGTATTGGTTTTTAATTCTTAGTTTAACTTTGGCTACCATTCGATCTCTCTCGAGCGCTTTTTCAGCCTCCACCTCTGCTTTGCGAGTGGCCTCCACCTCTCCAAAGCGGCGCGCGAATAATTGAGTGTTCTCGTAGGCTGGCACTGTCACCGCTGCGACGTCATATAAGCGGTCGACCTTATGCACTGTCCACGTGCGTTCTTCTTTATCGTAGGACTCCTCCTTGATAGTGAACGCGAAACTCATTTTATCTATGTCACCTCGTTTAACTAACTCATATAAATCTCTACCCGCTGTTGTGTTTGCTAACTCAGCGCGGATGTAGACTCCATCATCTCTGACATCAATCTGCAGCGTGCCATTCTTTGTTCTGGCCATTGCCATGATTGAGTCTGTGTGGTTATACTTTAGAAATGCATAGTCCATGTCGGTTTCATCAAATGAACCCCTGGCTATGACTTCCTTGTATTCGACACCGTCCATCTTGAATAGTACGGTTGCTTCATCAAAGGTTACCGCCTTTCCCTCGATGATCATTTTGTCATCTTCTTGATCCAGTGCTCGGACTTGCATCAAGTGGCGGTAGTCATCATGCTTGAACATTCTTTTCATCAGTTCGTCTTTCTTAGGCATCTTTGTTGTCCTCCTCTTCATTGTTTGGATCCGTTTCATCTGGATCATTCTCTTGATCATCTTTACCATCTACACCTTGATACTCACTTTGCTTGTTAGCGTCTGTGTAGTTTAATGTTGCGTACTCTTTGTCTCCGTTTTCTGTCTTCGGTAAGAATAACAGCTCGCTTATGACATTTGGTACCATGACTGGTAGTTTGAGGTATCTATCAGCGATCATGACTCTCGTCTTTAGACTTGCTGTCTGTAAACGGTCGACGTCTACTTCGATTCGGTTGCCCTTTTCGATTTCACCTTTTGTCAACAGTTTATAGGTGAGCTCGTCCATCAGTTTTAAGATAAAGGGTTCGAGCGCTGATTCATAGTATGATTGATACTCGTCTCCTGTGTAGGTTGCTCTTAGGATCTTTTCATTTGACGACAAGTATTCGAATATATCATCTTTAAATGTTTTGACCTCATCTGCATTTGCATATTTAGCTTGACTGTTTACTTGTGTGATTTCTTGTGCGCCATCTATGTATGCTACACTTGCACTATCTGATCCTAGGTAGGTATCTGCGAAGTCTTTAGCTTTCTGCTTTTTAACTTCTGGCGTTAGTGGAGTAGTTGATTGGATGATAAATCTTATAAACGCACTTTGTCTGATCGCTTGTTCTACACCCTCGTAGTGAGTTTGGATAACTTTCAGCACTGTATCTACTGCTTTTGATCCTTGTCCTAGAAGCGTTGATGGTTTTGCGTTCCTGGTGATGAGTATGATCTCATCGTAGTCGACAATTTTTTCTTCGCTTTCTAGCATGAATTTTAAGTAGATTTGTCCTGGTTTATTGCCTTTGACGATCTGGATGCTGTTCTTGTCTGGATCTAATGGCCAGATGGCTTTTAGCGGTGCACGATAGTTTGAGTAGTCCCATTCAATCCATGCGATCGCGTTGTTACTCATGAAGTAATCCCTGGCTAGTATCTCCCACCCTTGTGTCGCTGACATCTTTGGATTCATCCTTAGTCCTAGTATTCGATTGATGTATTCTTTACTTGCTGATGCTTCTCCGTTTCTTTTAACAAACGGCTTGATTTTACTTAGGTGTCTAGCGTGTGCATCACATACAGCTACATAAGTTGCGTTTAACTCTGGATTATATATCCCTGTAAACTGTGGGATGTATAAGTCTAGGCTTGATGGTTTTGGTGTTTCTAATTTCTTCTTGCCGATTAAAAAATCGAGTAATCCCATATGTTTACCTCCTTAGTTCAGATAGTAGTCGATGTTTTGGCACAAGCTTACGTAGCAGTTGAGTATTGTTGCTGGCCCGTCGATTTTTCGTTCTCGCTTGTCATCGTATTTCTTTGGCATGTAGTTTCCGTTACGGTCTCTGGCCAGCTGTACGTTTGATAGCATCCATTTTGTTACCGGGTTGTTTTGATAACATATAATGTTTTCTTTCAGGTGTGATTCTAATGTTTGCATGGGTATCGATAGTGTCTTAGCCCCTTGTCTAGTTGCTACCAGGCAGTGCTCTTTTGCATAGCCCATGGTTGCGAGTTCTTCTACTAGATACTGAGCGCTGTAGCTATCATAGTTGATAAATTGATACATCCATCCATGCTGCTGGAAGTTTGAAGCTACATAGTTTGCTACGTCGTGGTAATCGATGAGGTCTGTTCCACTGATTCGGATTAGTCCTCTATCTAACCATGCACTCCATGGTATTTTGGATCCCGACTCGATTTGCATCTTATAGAAGTTTGCGGTGATCCAATACATGCTGATGGCGATGGGTCTGTGCTTCTCTTTATCAAATAACAGAGTAGTGAACGCTGTTATATCTTGCGTTCTTGATAAATCGAAACCTCCCAGGACGAGCGTGTTGTCATATCGACTTAGTTCTTCGTCTGTGTATACATCTGGAACATTTAAGTCCTCAAATGATAGCCATGCTTTTTCTTCTGTGCCGATGACATTGAAGTCTTTTGTTTTGACTGTGTTTGCGAAGTTTCTATCCTCTTTCATGCGCTGTACGTTGTAGGCTAGGTCTTCTCGCTTCTTGATGATGTCAATAGCCGGATTAGCTTTAACCCACATGTCCGGGTCTTTCATTTCCTTTTCATCGTCTAGTTCATAAATCAAAGGGAACAGTCGATCGTCTTCGATGATGCCATCTAGTACCTTGGTTGCATAGTCATACATGTCATCGAATAGTCCACCTCTTACAAATCCAGCGGTGGTGATCATACTAACTAGCGGCTGCTCTCTAGCTGATGTTGCTTGTTTCAAGATGTCATAAATTGAACGGGCTAGTTCGTGTACTTCATCGATGATTGCGGTTGATACGTTCAAACCATCAAAGGTTTTGACGTTCTTTGATAGGACCTTATAAATTGACAGTCCGTCTTTGGTTTGAATAGTGGGTGATGGGAACACTTTATATTTCATGAACTCCTGGAGGTCTTTACTCTGGTCGATCATGCTTTTCGATTCGTCCCATACTCTTCTTGCTTGGTGTGCTACTGTTGCAGCCACATAGGTTTCGCTGCCGGGTTCCATGAGTGTAAGGTATAAGCCTAGGATTGAGTTTTCCGTTGATTTTCCATTTTTGCGGGCTCTCACATCGAAGGATTCATTAAACCTACGCTGATTCGTTTCGCGCTCAAGGATCCCTAGCAGCGCTTGGTATTTTGCTTTCTGGAATAGGGCGAGCTTGATTTTCTTACCTACCCATCTCCCTTTTGACTGTTTGCAGAAATTCTCAGCAAACTTTATAAACTTCATACCTCTAGTTTCATTGAAGTAGTACTTTGGATGTTCGTCTTTTAGTACAGGTTCGATGATGTTGAGGTATAGTTTCTTTACTTTTTTTGAGACTATAATCTCGCCGGATTTAATCTTATCTATGTATTCCTGTACATAGTTCATTGTCTTAGTCGTCTTCAGCCATTAATGCAGCTAGTGCCGACGGCCCATCATTCTCGATTTGGTTTATACCCATGCGTGCACGTCCTACTGGTGTCAGGCATAACTGATCAGCGAGTTGATTGATGATCTTGGTCTGACGTTCCATCGTATTAAATGCTTTATCTAAGAAGCGCTGAGCTTCTGGGTTACCTGCTACGACCGTTTGGTATTTAGACCATGTTTCGTGAGCTTTCATCCAGATGGCTCTCGCCTCTACGTACATGATCAGCGCTGTTTGGTCTAGGTCGGATAAAATATTCACGTCCAGCGACTTATAAAGCTTCATGATCCTACGCCATTCTTTCTTAGCCTCGCCTGTTAGATACGTGGGACACCATAACAGTGATGACGTCCCTCTGACTTTTTCTTCCACTGTTTTACGTCTCTCAATCTCTTTTTTTGATTTTTTGTGCTTCGCTGGATCTATCAATGAGGCCGGTAGGGGTCTCCTACCCGGCATAATAATGACATCCCTCTGCGATTTGTTCGTAGCTGACTTGTACATAATCAGTGAGGTGCAATCTGGCGATGATGGCTTTTGGGGTATAGTCTTCCGGTTTAATATTTAGTTGGATCTGTTTTGTTAGTTCTGGCTTGTCTGTTTCTACATCGATTGAGACTGGTAGTTCTCTACCGATGGCATATCCAAGCTGAACCTTTGCCCAGTTTACTTCTGGGTATGTATCTAGGATTTCTTCTGCAAGCGCACGCGCTGCATAGGATCCACTGCGGTCTACTTTGGATGGATCTTTTCCAGAAAATGCGCCGCCACCTACTGGTGCGTATCCTCCGTATTGATCACATACAATCTTTCGACCGGTTAGTCCTGCATCAGCTGTGGGTCCGCC